GCTTTTACCTGTGTTACTGCTTCATTCCATTGAGTCAGGTCAGCACCGATTGCAACATTACCCATCTTGTCATCATCAGCACGACTCTCCATGAATGGGACAGGCTCATCAGAACCGGGAACACCACTTACATTATGGAATCCATTGCCTCCTCCACCGCCACCACCTAACTTTATAGCCAATATTCCCTTAGCCAACTCTCTATATGCTTCTGTTAGAGGTTCAACATAGGATGTTCTTTGAAGTTCTAATGCACCAGAAATAGCATCAATCTGAACCTTTATCTGTCTGTTTTCTGCAATCTTTTGCATTTCAGGTGTTAATTCCTTCATACTATCTGCTGTATCTCCCGTAGCATCACCAAGGTCTTTCATTCCTGTGTGTTCTGCAACCCATGCTTGCAGTATCTTTACATCATTATCATCTAACTTACCATCTTTATTCAAGTCCTTTGCCTTCTCTACATATTCTCTCCATATACTGAGTTCTGCATCAGTCAGACCATTCGCTGCTAGGTCTATCAAAGGACCTGTTATTGTTGCTTCTATATCAACATCTGAGGTTTTCTGAAGTGCCTCACCAAGTTCTTGTATATCATCTATCATATCCTTTACTGCGCGGTCCTTTTCTTTTGGATTGAAACTGTTCCATGCATCAGAATATAGTCCTATTTCTGTTGTTGTTTCGTCTAATACATTTGTAAGTTCGGCTTGATCTTCAACAAATCCATGAATATCATCACGCAATGATTTTGGAAATAAATGTTTGATATCTTTCCATGCCTCTTTCCAATCCTTACCACCTTTGACAGCAGCATCAATTACCTCTTTTACTGCTGCATTGGTTTCAGCAAATGCAGTATTCATAATATCTGCTACTACTTGTGCATGAGCGCCCATGTCATCCTGTGTTGTTATCAGTTGCAACATCTGTTCTCTTGTTAGAGTAATACCCTGTGGTAGGTGTTCTGCAAATTGTGCTGCTAGCACTTCATTATCTTTTTTGAGTAGTGCAGACTTTGCTATCTGTTGGTCAATTGAGTCTATGAATGCGAGAGTTTCCGTTCTTGCTGCAACCTGTCCTTTCTGTATATTCAGAGTTGTTCTATCCGTGTCATTCAATACATCGTTCAGGGTTTGTTCACTTGTTATCAGGTCAACAATCGCTTGATTTCCTTCATCCATCGCTTCTGCTAGTGCTGCTTGTTGAGTTTCGTTTAGTTTGAGACTTGCAGCAGTAGCAATTAATCCTAAAGTATATTGTTTTTCTTCATCAATTCTTTTCTGACCAATATCAGATAATTCTGACATTCTATTTGCGTAGTCAGCATTTGATTCTCCTGCTTTCTGTGTTGCTGTTGCTACACCGAATGTCTCTGTTACTATCTGTTTTTTGATAGCAAGTGCCTCTTGTTCTACTCTATTCTGCTCAGCCTCAGCATCAGTATCCTTAGTTGTTGCATTGAAACTTTCTTCAAATGCTTGTGCGTTTGATTTCAACACAGTCTGCAAGTTCTCCTTTGCTATAATCTGTTTTTGTGTTGTTGTAGCATCATCTTTTGTAGCAGCATGATAATTCATGTAATTATTTTTGAATATCTCATATGCATCTGCAACTCCAACAACACTCTTCTCCAATTTCCCATCCTGCCACATCTTGAACCTATCTCCAATTGGTAACTTGGCAATCTCAGAAGCCTCATTCTTTAATCTCTCTGTTTTCTGTGCTAATGCATCCATATCATCTGCACCTGTTGCAACTGCTGCAACTTCATTTGCAAGATTATTGAATTGTTCTGCGGCTAGTGCTGCATCATCTTTTGCCTGAACTATTTGTTTATCAAGTGCTGTTATTTTTTCAGTATCAGCAGGTGCTTCTTGGAACATTCCTCCAAATCGTCCCTGTCTCCTTACATCAGCAGGTTTAGTAGGTGTGACTGATGCTTCCTTCTCTGCTTCAAGTCTATCAACTTTCATTTGTGCGAGTATCATCTTTTGTTTTGCTGCTAAAACATCAGTGCTATGCACAATTCCTCCTACTGCATTTTTAACAGAGATAGCAGCAGTATCAACAGCATCACCCATACCACGTCCCCATTCCAATGTGTTTTTACCTGATTCATCGAATGCTGTATTCATATCTCCTAGAGAACCCTCTATCTGGTTGGTGTTTGTCTCAGCAGCCTCTGCTGTATTCATAAAGTGTTCTGCAATCAAACTGATTGCTGTAATCGCTAAACCAACACCTGTTCCTATTAAGAGACCTTTCATTGCAAGAGACAGTCCTCTGGTTGCTACTGCTGCACCTTCCATTGGTGCTTTTAGATTACCTATACCCTGACCTAATAGCAATGATTGCTCTCTGGTCTGAGCCATTACTGCACCTCCACCACTGAATGAACTAAAGAAATTCTTGATTGATGGTATTACGCCACCCATACTTCCCCTTAGATTTGCTACGAGTTGAACTATTGAACCACCTGCTGCGATTGCTTGTGGTCCTACCTGTGATGCAAATGCACCCCATGCCTCATTAACGTCCTGTTGCAGGTCTGCATTTCTCTCCTGCGCTACTGCTAGTTTGCTATGACCATTGGTTATTCGCTCATCAAGTATAGCCAACTGTTCAGCAGAAATATTACCTTTAGCAACAGCATCAGCACGTCTTTGAGTTAGAGTAGCAATTGTTGTTTCTAATGTAGAGACTCTTGTTGCAGCAGCATGTGCGCGAATCTGAACCTTCTCTAATGAATCATAAGCATTGTAAACTCCCCAGATGCTAGCGGTTGCTACGGAGAATGATGTAGCATTCTGTGAAAATGCTGTTCCTACCTGTGTAAGTTTTGCACGGAATCCTGTAACCTTAGTATCAGCATTGGTTACAGAGTTAGCAAAATTTCCAAATGCATCAGCACGGAATCCTTGTTCCATTTGCTTTACGCTAGACGTAACCTGACCTGTGGATGTCCTCATAGCATCCATAGTCTTGACTATCTTTGCTCCAGATGCTATTACTGATTCAGCATTCTGAGCATCATAACGAACAACGATAGGAGCAGTATCTGCCAATTATAAAATTAGTTGGCTAGATGATTATCTAATAACCAACCAATTAACGCTGTGCGCCACCATATCTTGTCGGAAATCCAAACTTCTGTTGTCTCCCACTAGGCTTTAGTCTTTGTCTGAATGATGAAATTGTAGTGCTATCCTTTGAATATACATATCTGGTCCTTCCACCAACTTTCATTTTATACAGATATTTGTGAGAAGTAGAACCCTTTCCTGAAGTCCTTGGAGCAGTTGGAGGCTTGACCTTCTCACCCTTGGTGATGGCTATAGTGTATTTGAGTAATTCTGTTTTCAGTAACTTACCTCCCATAATAGCAGCAGGTCTAAAGAAGTTAGCACCGGGAACACGGGTTCCGTTTTTCTTTGTATATCCGTATTCCACAGCAGAGGCATATGGAGCAACTGCTGCAACCTCACCTGAAAGTTCATTGTTCATGTAGTAGACTATTGAATCTCTCAGTCTACCGGTCCTTACAGGTGCTGCTGCCTTTGCTTGATTTGCAACAATAGAACAAACATAATTTATTACCTCACCAATCTCATGGTTCTGTAATCCTATTTCGACATTCTTCAGTCTAGCAATGTTCTCTTCAACACCACTGACCTTTATCGTAAACACAATTCAATTGTCCCTCATATTGAGATTTAATAACCACGTCTACCTTTACGATGTTCACTCTTTATTTTCTCAAAATCATTAGCAGCATCCTGATTCTTTGCTTGTTTATCTCTGAGTCTCAACAACTCTTTATTAAATAAAGGCATCAACGCATCTATTTCTTCATAATGTTTGTATCCTAGTTCCCATGGGACCTTCTCATAGCGAACATACAATCTTGCTAGTTTGAGATACCAACGGGTCCTAATAGATGGTATTGTTATATCTTTGCTTCTAAACCAATCTCTAAGGACCCTTCTTATTTTGGGGACTTTACTCCCCCTTTATACAGAGCAACCTCTGAATAGTTTATGATATCATCAAATACGATTGATTTGATATCCTCATCAGTTGCACCAAAATATGCCTTGAATACTGCAACCCAGTAATCCTGAACAGCCTTTTGCCATCTTGCATGTTTATTCTGCCATGTCCTATTTGATGCATACTTTGAATAAGAGTCCTCCTCTGTATCAGGATGTATTCGTGTGTTTGCTATTATCCTGTCTACTCTAGCACCTTCTTCAATTAATGCAAAATGTGTATCCTGTTTTTCTCCTTCTAAAAATATGAACTCATCTTTTTCCTGAATAGTTGCTGATACATATTTGAATTTCTTTGTTGTTGTCATGATTTGTCCATCATTATCACGTTTCCAAATCATCTTCTGAATGGTAACTCCATCAGACCTTTGATGTTCTTCTATACGTTCAACAACACGCATCTTTATATCGAATACCTCTCTCTCCGATTGTTTTATTTTCCATATCTTTCTAGCATATACCTGATATGCATCATGTTTTGTAAGTTGGTCTCCTACTTCTTTTATTGATGGAAGTAGTTTTAACGCATCGAAAATATCCCTTACGTCATCAGCACTTGATAAATCAAGATTAGGTATACTGTCTAAATCTGGTTTGTCAGGTTCTTTAGGTTCTGGTTCTACGCCCTGTCCTAATTCGTCTATTAATTCATCTTCTGTCTTGGCATCCTTCTCACCCTCTCTAAACTGTGCTAACTGTTTCTTTACGTCTGAACTCAATAAAAGAGAGTT